CCTTGTATCCCATTTTGGAGACTGGACCCGCGTCGTCAATCGTCAATAAACGTGTGTGTGTTATGTTTACTCCCTGCCCCATCTTATGTCCTTTACTATTTTACTTGCGAATTCCATACCATCGTCGTTGGGGAATTGTAGTTGTTGGCTGGCCACGCTGGTGGTCCTGCCTGATAATTTCTCAAAGTCCGCGAACTGGCTTGAACACTGAATAGACAGTGAAGCCGTCTCCTGTGTCTCACCTATGCTCCAAGCGTTGATCTTGCCGTCAAAGATCTGAAACACCTTGGTGCTGTCAAATGATCCGTCTAGATTGAATATGACCCTGTATAACACCACACGCTTGTCAATGTAATCGTTGTTCAACACTAGGGCGACCGTTGTAAGATCAACAGCAGTGAAACTGATGTCAAGGCTATTGACCTTCACGTCCGCCGTCTCTTTGATGTTGCTGAATTCTATGAATTGTCCCTGTGCTAGATATGAATTAGTGCCTGTGTCAGGGGCGGTGGTGCTGTCATAGTTGATGTCTATGCTGGCGTTGGTGAAATAAACAGCCGGGCTGAAATGTAATTCAACTAGGTCGGCCGCTAAAATCTTCCTGTCAGTGAGTGCTGTCTGTATGCTAGAATCTAGTCCCCTAGGCATTACAACTCCTCTCTAACGTTTAATTCATATGAGTAAAACTTTGGTGCTCCCACCTTGAATCCCTGTGTGTCCGCCGTCAAGAACACCTTGAACGGCACGCTGTTGTATTGAACCGTTGTGCTTGACGTGGTTGCTGTCCTCAATGTGGGGAATATTGGTAAAGGCACTATGGTTGAGCCATCTAGATTGACGTCCGCTGTCAACATATAGACCTTGTCGTGATTGCTGAATTTTATAAGATCGCCTGTCTTCAAAGTGCCCGTGCCTCCTGAAACTGGAACGTTGCTTGACCCTGCTGTGTTGTCGTAGTCGCTGGTCGTTAGTTCAGCACAGGTGATGGTGCCTGATGCTGTGCCACGTGTTGAACTGATGTCCGGTGGCACTACCGTGAAACTGTCAAATCTACCGCCCTGCTTCATAACGAAAGCCGCTATGGGCATATAATCGTCCCTGCTCAACGGTGGTGATACCAATTTGAAACTGAAATATTGACTCTGTAGTTGGGACCTCTGTGTCCTGCCTGATAGAGTCTGACTCACACGTGTCTGCGTGTTGCTCTTGAAGTCCATCGTAGTGAACCCTGTGGTTGGGAATGTGCCTGCCATTATACTAATGCTCTCCTTCCTGATTCGTTGAGTGCTTGATTGATTACCCCTATGATCAAGCCCTGTCTTGAACGTAGCAGTTTGTCAAAGTCTCTGGTGTCAGTGGCGTTGATAGTGAAATTGACGTTGACTGTCTGTCCCTTGCCACCCATCTCATCGTTGGGCACCACTGTGCCTGTCCTACCCGGCACGAATAACTCCGGCCCGGCTTCTCCTATGACGAAAGGACTGCTACCCATCGTAGTCCCTCCTTTTTCCCTGCCTGGGTATTGTTGATTTCTAATGATCGCCACCTGTGCCAGTCCTGAAGCAACTATGGCACCTGCTAATAGTGGGCCAAATATACCACCCTGTGCCAACGCCTTCGTGGCACCCTGATATGTGTTGATGATGGCCTCTCCGATCGCCACCGCTTTGTTGAGTTCAAATGCTCTCTTGTTGACCTGCGCCACTTGTTCAAGGGCACTCCTAGCACCTTGGACTGCTAATTCTCTTTTCTCTTCTTCACTGGCACTCGCTAGATCAAATTCTTTGAATCTGCCTTCTCTCAATGCTCTGATACGTTCGTCCTGTCTACGTTTCTGGTTGGCCAGTTCCCTGTCATAGATCGCCGCACGTTTAGCCGCCGCATCTTCTTCAATCTTCGCTATCCTGTCAGCGGCCTCTTGCTCGCTGTAGACCTTGTTTTTCAACGCCTCTTGTATGAGTTGTTTTCTCTCTGCTTCTATTCTGATTACTTTGTCAAAACCTGTCTCTCCCAGTAGATCAATTTCATCAAGTGCTGACTTGTTCTTCTTGACGAACTCGTCCATAACCTTGATCTCTTCTCTGATCTGCTCAAGTTTTTCTTTACGTGCTTTTTTTTCAACGTCAAGCACCACCGCTGATCTCATCACACCGTCCGTGTAGGTGTCTTGGACCTCATTCAATTTTGCTATTTGTTCTTCAGTGCCTATCAAGTCGTCTACCAGTTCATCAATCTCGTCTCTGAACACAGTAAGGGCAGCCAGTGCCCCAACGGCTATGGCCGCAAACAATGGGTTCTTATACATCGTCTTGGTCAGTGCCGAGACGATGGTCCTCATAGCCAGTAGCGTGTTGGCCAGTTTGATGAATTGATTGGCTATGATAATGATACCCAGTCCCCCAAACACCACTTTCAATACGCCAACGTTTGCTCTCAAGAACTGGACAGCCTCGCCTGATTTGATGACCGCGGTTGCTAACCCTTCACCCACCTGTTTGGCGAATGCGTCTATGCCATCTTGGTTCTCGTCAAAGAATTTGTTCAGATCACCCAGTTCGCCTTTTAGTGCTTCAAAGAATGATTCGTTGACCGCTGTCTGGAATTTGAAGAATTTGTCTCCCAACATAGATAGAGTTCCCTCTAACGTGTTGGCGAACTCCTCGGCAGCGTTTCCAAACTCACCACCCTCACCAAATATCTCTTTGAATCTTCTGATGGTCTCTTCTTGTGTGATCCTCACACCTGACTGAAAGCCAAGTAGTGCTAGGACACCTCTTTCTCTGAATAGGTCCGCCGCACTCGCACCACTGGAGAATGCTCTCTGTAGTTGCTCACCTGTAGTCCTGAAATCAAGTCCTGCCACCGCGGCTATGTTCGCCGTCAGTTTCAAGTTCTCGCCCAGTTGTTCAGCGTCGTCTGATACGACAGCCAAGTTTCCTGATGCCAGTGCTATCTCCTGTAGGCTGAACGGCACGCCCGCCGCAAAGTTCGTCAGCGTTTCAAATGCCTTGGCACCTTCTTGTGCTGAACCAAACAAGAACTTGAATCTTAACTGTAGTGATTCAACTTCTTTACCTACGCCGATCAGTCCCCTGACGAATTTGACGGTTCCTATCGCCGCAAGCGAAATGGCAGCGGCTTTGGCCGCTGTGCCTAGACTAATCAGGGCACGATTACTGTTGCCAAGTCCACGCTCTAAATTACGTAGTTGATTCTGTCCTTGGACCTTAACACCTATGTTGTAATCTTGTTGTGTCATCTTTTACGTATCTTACTCTGTTGCCTCGCTTTCTTCATTGCCTTGTTGTTGGCCTCATTTTCTAGTTTGATATATGCTAACCACATATCAATCTCCAATGTTGATAGTTTCATTACCTCTGACAGACTCATTTTCAATCTGTCAGCCAACATCAGTAGAAACTTTAACTCACCATTGGCATCTATTCCTTTGCTAGATCATCTACCCTAGGTTTCAGTGATGCGTTGTTAATCGTGCCCGCGATCCTGGTGATCACTGCTGGATCAGCCTCTTTCATAAGCACTATTCTGTCCGCTTCGTCAAAGATCTTCCTGCCATCTTTGTCAATGGCCTTCTGTATCAGTGATTCTACCAATGCGTCAACCACCTTGCCCTGTGATTGTAATTCAATCACCTTGGCTTCAGTTTCAAACGGGTATGTCCTCTTGTAGAATATGTCCATCTCCCATTCTGGCACGTTCATTTTCAGTAGATCACCATTGATCTCCCTGTGATAGTGTTTGGTTATTTTCTCTATTGTTTTCATCTTCTTTTACCTTTCTGGCGTCTTGCCACTTCCCTGAAGGCTGGCCGAGTGAAACCTTCTGGTGCTTGTTTAGAATATCCCTTATCAAGTCTTGATATGTAGGGTTGAGTGTTCTTCAGTTGATACACGTTGTTGCCTGTAGCGGCCTTCACTTGTCCCACCTGTCTCAATCTCCAATCATTCCTCGCCCGACCTGATCTTTTTGGTGTTTTCTGTTTCACCGTGTTAAAAAGGTCCTGGGATATCAAGCGAACCGTCTGATTCAAAATCCGTTGTAAATCAGCGATTGCTGTTGTCGTTCTTGGTTTAACTTTAACTGTTATCACGTATATTACGTAGCCGCTATTGTTAAACCGTTGCCTGCTCCATCATTCGTTCCCTGGAAACTACACGTAGCCTCTACCATTCCGTCAAATGTTGACGTTATGGAGAAACCTGTGATGATCACTTCACCTGAAAGTGTCATACCAGTTGTCTCACCTGATGGGTATAGTTTGATAGTTGCCGGGCTCGCACCTTGCGTTCTTAATGCTTGTTGAGCACCATCGCTATCTCTTAAGAACAAATCCATTGTGCCGGAAAAGTTCGTAAGTCCTGCTTTGTATGATCTCACACCGCCTGACGACATATTTGTATCTTCAATTGTCTCTGTCTCTAAATCCAAACTGAAACTTCTTACAGAAGCCACGTTCGTTAAAGAATCGCCAACATCAAATTCAACTCTGCCATTCTCACCTGTGTAAGTTGTTGAGTTATAAGCCATATTACTGCTCCTCTATTGTTGTTATAAGATCCTCTGGTCCTGGAGGGTCTTGGTTTACTTTTTTAAGTTCAATTACCTCATCAACCACCACTTTACGTGATCGTTTCTTGGGTTTGAATTGAACTTTAGGTTCGTTGTATGACCAACCTTGTTTCAGTCGCTGTGCCACTTCTTTGTGTCCAACGAGTTCTGAATTTCCTTGTTTATCCCACATCTGTATTCTCATATTATACTACTCCCTTCCTGTAGGTGTATTTCACTTGTGCGTTTATGACCACTTCTCCAAGCGGTGGTTCTCGCTCTATGACTTCAACACCAGTTATGGTTGTGCTGACGTTGTGTATGTTCGCGTCCGTTAGCGTGATGTCTCTGTTCCTTGAAACCTCTAGGGTTTCTTCCACCCTCTCCACGAATTCATTACGTAGGGTGTCTATCTGATCTCCCCTCACATAGCAACGCAGTGAGTAATCTATAGTGCCCTGTCGTAGATCTGTGCTGACATCTTCTCTGGTTTCGTTTAGGGTGTTGATCAATATGGCTGGGAATTGCGTTATCGCTATCTTGGCCACATCAAAGAACACCCTGCTCACCAACCCCGGCGCAGGGTTCGTCATATTCTGTAATTGTTCCGTTATGTTTTTTGCTACGTTTTCTCTCGCTGACATTATCTTATTAACCTGTTGTTATAGAATGATTGACTTTCCGAGTTGCTGTAAGAGCCATCGCTGTCTAGGTCGTAGCGTATGCCTTCCCTCAACAACAGATTGAACTCCTCATTGAACTT